TACCCGACTGGTTAATCATTTCCTCTGCTATTCTTGAGGTGTCGGGATCGTGCTTGTGGCTTACTGGGATTTCAACTTGCATGAACGTGTCTCCATGTCTCGTAACGAATTACTTTCTCAATAGTCCGCTGGTGAACCTCGAATTTTTCAGCTAACCCTTTGGCGCTGAATTGACTATTAAGCCTCTGTATTTCGGCTTGCTTGAATTCGTGCGCCTCGCGAATTATGCGAACATCATCTGCCGTTAGCTTTCTGGTGGCGTTCCTGTTCCCGATGCTGTTCGCGTTCATTCTGCGATCCTCATGGCTGCGTAGTGAATCCTCGCGTTAAACCACCTGCGAATAACATAACTCCGCGCCAGGCTAATCAGCGTAAACCATGCCCCTATCCATAGGTTTGTTTGCAGGTCGACGTGAATACCGAAGAACGGAAACAATACAATCTGAGATATCAGCGCGACGAAATACCCAATCAGAATATTTATTCCCGATTCGATCAATGATCCTAGCCGGCTTTGCATGATATCCACTCCGGCACAATCATTGACTGTTCAGGACAGTAGTCTGTCTTATCCATCGTCACACCGAATATGCTCTGATGTGTTAGATCGCGCATGTGGCCCATCATTGCGCCCATCATTTCATCGTGCTGCTTGTCTTTTCGCTTGATGTTCGCGACTACCGCGCCTTCAGTGTCAGCCGATACGATGTGAACCGTTACACTGGATTTCTGACCATACCGCCACTGTCGCCTGACCGCTTGGTAGAATGATTCCCATGAGTCAGAAAGCCCGACGAATATACAATCGCTGGTGTTTTGCCAGTTCATCCCGAAGCCTGCTATTTTCGGTTTCGTGATTAACTTCTTCACATCGCCGCTCGCAAAACCCAGGAGCGCAGCAGTCTTATGCTTGTCAGTATCGCTGCCACGAATCTCAACAGAGTCACTAACCATCGACGCCAACAAATCAGCCTCAGCATTTAGATGACACCAGATAACACAACTATCTAACCTGTTAGCAATCGCCGCGGCCTGGGCGCATCGAGACTCAACCGAATCTTTGCGCGCCCTATTCCTGTCCAGTAATGATTGCGCTGGCTCAACAAACAAACAATCAGTCGGCGTTGTTTCAATAATATGTTCACTGTACTGGATAGATGGAAGATCATAGTCCGAACCATCAAACCCCAAATCAGCAGGCGACTGAATAAAAATAGCCCACGTTGATAACCACTCCCAAAAGCGAGATTTACCGTGTCCCTTTAGCCGCCACTTTGAGGTATCACTACCGTCATGGATAAAATACATTGCGAGCATTTCAACCTGGCTCATAACGCCTAAAAATTCAGACTGCGTTCCCAGTTCCATAAAATCATTCGGGCTTGGCGTTGCCGTGCAACTTAGTTTATAAGGCGTCCCCGCAAATACTTTTGTAATCTGCTTTCTGATCTTCCCCTGCATCCCCTTGAGTATTGACGATTCATCAAGAACGACTCCGCTGAATATCTCAGTATCGAAATGGTCTAGTTTTTCGTAGTTGCTGATGTATATCCCTGGTTCGGTAATCTCTGAATCATTAGCCACTACCGTAGCGGATAATCCAAACTTAACAGCCTCGCGCTCTGTCTGGTGCGATACCGCTAAGGGCGCGAGAATTAAAACGTATCCATCGGTATGACTGCATACTTGATCGGCCCATACAAGCTGGCACAGAGTCTTACCTAATCCCGTATCAAGAAAGAGCGCGGACCTACCACGTCGACATGCCCACGATATACAAGCATCTTCATGCGGTAGCAGATTGTCAGGGTATAGATCAGTAATCGGTTCAAACCCTGCGCCAATAGAATGTATTTTTTTGTCAGATAGAAAATCAGAGTAAATCAAAACAGTTCCTCCTGCACCTTGCTGGCTTGCGCCATATTCCGACAAGCTAAATCAAAGTAACTCGCTTTCAGTTCGGCCCCGATGAACTTACGGCCAAGCTGGACCGATACATAGCCCTCACTCGCGATTCCCATAAACGGCGACCAAACAACATCCCCCGGCATAGTCCATAGCTGCAAGGCGCGCTCGATCACATCAAGCTGTAGTGGGCATATATGTCGCTCGTCATCACTAGCCCGAGCCGCCCGAAACTGTAGCGTATTAGTTTGGCGTATATCGGTCCAGACTGGCGAAGCATACCTCTGCCAAATATCGATTGGCGTAGCATTTGAATTGGCCTCGACGTATGCCGTGCGGTTGTCGTCGTATTTAACCTCTCTGAAATTCGCTGGGACGTCTTCGCCTACAAAGTGATTTAACGGGCCTTCGACTGGTTTCAAGTTCTCGCCGGGCTTCCGCATCACCACTAAATAATCAGGTATTCCCTGGCGAGACATGCAAGAGTCTTTTTTAAGCTGCTTATGCAACAGCCCGAGTGCTTTTGTTCTCTGCATTGCCACGACTGGATCTTTCCAAATGCAAACCTCTGAATGATAGTAAAAACCAACATCCTGATAGGCTCGGATAATCTCGCCTCGGAAATCCCTAACGCCGATGTGTCCATGATTAGTTTTTGACGTGGGCAGGTTCATACAGTGAATAGCTACCAGTCGCCCCGGCTCCATTGCTCTGAATTGCTCACGGATCAAAAACTTATAATGGTCCCAAAACTCACCCGATGACTTGCTGTTACCCATATCCCTATCCGAGTTGCTATAGGTATACAGCGTTTCAAATGGCGGGCTGAATATCGAAAACCCAATAGAGTTGTCAGGAATGCCTGCGGCCACATCGACCGTATCTGCGTGATAAATCGAATAGTCATCAGTTATTACCTGATCTATTACTTGCTGGTCTATTGCTACATTACTCACTTCGCCCGCTCCTTTATGGTTTCGTTTGTTTGATTTATCAGCGCCAGGTGGGTCTGCAAAACTTTCCTGTCTTCTGGTTTTACCCAACAGCGGAACTCTACAAGACCCTCCGCTTTGCGCTTGATTCTCAGCAGTCGGTTGTATTCGGTGTTCGGTATTTTCACGTTTACCAAACACCAAACCAAATTCCCGTTCCGTGAATCATACCGATCGGCACGAAGATAGCGCCCGCAATAAGGAAGCCCCACGACGAAGTAGATAGGCATACAATAATATGGGTAAGCCAAGCGGCAATAGCCCATACGATAAACGCCAGCCCGATAAGAACTCCTGCATCTGATGCGCCTTTTTCATGTTTCATCCCCGTCTCCAAAATTCAATTGTTGAAAAATAATACTAATCGATTCACGCGTGTATTTATAGAGCCAGTTTAAATAATCTATGGTGCCAGTGTTTATTTAATCATCCCCATGCGCCGAAGCTCGGCAAAGGCGTCTTCACTCGACATTGATTCATCGTTCGGGTTTCGCTGCGGCATCTGATAGACCGGCGCGGGCTGTGATTGAATCGGCATTGTCTCGCCCTCTTTTAGCTCTGACAGGTCTATCTGGCCTTGCAGGTTATCAAGTACCTTCGCGAAGGGATCGCCGCTAGACGCGCCCTGTGTGCGGTAGTGGCGTGACTTCTCCCAGTCCCTGCCGCATTTGCCTGTCCACGCTCGTTTCATCCAGACCTGCCAGGTTGCTTGCCAGCTTCTTTTGGTCGTTCCGGTATCTAACCAATACAACATAAAGTGATCGTGCTGATCAGCGCAGAACTCACGAATAGCGCCATGCTTTGCTACAAGCGCAAGGCTGTTATCGTCAGGCTGAAAATCTGGTTTTATTTTCGTTCCCATTTCGTTACCTCTCTTTTTTTAGTCAATATCTATCATTTAGACCGTAGGGACACCTAGATCATAATCGCTGTTGCTGGCTCCATGCCTTACTGGTTAATACTCTCGCTCATTGTCAGAAACCGTTCACCATCCTGGTAGCTCGGCCAAGCCCCTATTGTGTCCACTAAATCTGTTTTGCCTTATGCGCCGGTCTCAAGCGCATCGAGTGTATTACTGCTTTGGTGACATCAGGCACAGTTAAGCCCCTACGCTTGTTGAATGTGCTTTAAAGGTGCCTCCGTTGATTAAGCCAGCCCTGGGTCGGGGGTCAGGTTTCGTGTATACCCGTCTGACTAGACACCTTTAAAACACACTCAGTCGGTGGATCGACCGTAAATAACCCGACAAATTTAGCAGTTTAAAAATGATTATAAATATACCCGATAGGATTATTGGCATACCCCAAAAGGGATAGATGCGTATATCCCAAAAGGGATAGAAGGATTA